GTTACTTGATGATGAGCAGGTTATTAATTCGCTGAGAAGTGTGCAAAGAGAGTTTATAAGAGAGGATGGAAAACCGACGAAGAGCAAAATTTATGGAAATGATACTCACATTGTCGAGGGATTGATTAGGGCAGCGTGGAGTAACCAAGATAAAACTTTAAATATCTGGGCAGCTAACTTAGTTCATGGCTATAACAAATTTAGATATTGAGGGCGAGGAAATAACGAATACAACAAGCGGGGCAATTACATTAGATGACAATCATTTTGGTTTAGTGTTAGCAATTAATCAATTAACTAAGGCTGTGGAGAAAATTGCAAGAAGATGAGTTTTAATTTATGCACCGAACAAAGTATAATTGATAAGATGGGGGCTTTTGCGAGCACCGATGTAACTGCAAGTAGTGCATTATTAGGTAGATTTTGCGACGAGGCAGAAAGCACGGTTTGCTTTTTAACACGAAAAGATTGGCTCAGCGCAACATTAACAAGTAACTATTCAGGGGCATTGGCAGACGCCGTAAGCAGTTACGCAGCACAAAGAGGAATTGTTTATGATAAGAGCGGATATACTAAGCTTTTGGACGCACAGACAGATTTAGATTTCTTGAAAAACAGGTTTGATGTTCTAATTGCTGAAATAAAAGAAAAGGAAAACCAAGTCTTAATAACATGAGCAAGCTACCAGCCTTTTTCAGAAATTCTGGCGACCCAGCGATAGCAAGCTATCAATTTATAGATATTGCAGAAGGTACGGGCATTATAGAGTATATGGGGGCACGTTTAAGCGGTGCTGTGAATTATATCTTAACAACTAACCCCATTTATTCGGATTTAGCTTTTACGCAAGTATCAACAAGTGGAACGACCACAATATTAGATGCTGATTTTGATGTGACTTTCAATCTTCCAAAAGTGATTAACGGCAATTTGGTTGCGAATATTCCTTTAACAAATAGTGGAAGTGGAACGACCAACCAGCTTAAAGCGACGGTTGATGTTATGCATTATGATGGAACGACAGAAACAAGTTTAGCAAGCGGGGCAACATTAGGACCAGTAACTAATGGGGCTACGCCAACACATTATTCTATAAGAAGCATTGCTCTTGATGTCCCAAAGACTAATTTTAAACAAGGAGATACTTTAAGGATTAGAGTGTTGGCTGAGAGTGTGGGGAGCAATACGGTTGCTGCGGTAGGACATGACCCAGCTGCAAGAACAATTTCCGACCAGCCAACTATGGCCACAAGCAGAATGAGCTTTTATGTCCCATTTGACTTAGATTTATAAAGTTGGTAACATTTAAAAGATAATGCCTAAACTGGACATAAATAACGCCTCAGCCTCAGATTATACGAACATTTCTGATTTTGATTACACTATTAATCCATTACACACCGACGGTGCAACAGGACAGAAAGAATACGAGTATGTTAATACAAGCTTCCAGAAGTGGTGGGGATATTTTAACAGCGTCGCAGAACTAAAAAGCGCATTGCTTATGAAAGCGATTTGGACTGTGGGTAAGGGATATACTGCCGACCCAAGAACAACGGTAATATTAGATAACATACGAGGATTTGGAAAAGATACTTTCAAATCAATTCTATTTAATTTAGAAGTTACAAAAAGGATTTCTGGCGATGCTTACGCTGAGATAATTATAGACAAAGAGACGGGCGAACTCATCAATCTCAAACCTCTTGACCCGTCCTCTATTGTCATTATTGTTGATGAAAAAGGAATGTTAAAGAGATATGAACAAAGAACTAAATTGGGTAATATGACAAGGGTTAAGGTTTTCCAACCTAATGAGATTTTCCACTTATGCCATAACAGATTAGCTGACCAAATACACGGAATTTCAGACATAAAAGCCTTAGAAAAGATATTGCTTGCAGAAGCGGAGAGTTTTGACGATGTAAAGAAGATTATGCACAGGCAAGCAAGACCAATGATATTATGGAAGTTGAAAACCGACGACCAGACAACAATAAGCAACTTCATTGGAAAGATAGAACAAGCGAGAAAGTATGGCGAGGATATGTTTATCCCAGATGATGAGGACGCCATAAGCCATGAGATTGTAGAGGTTAATGTAAGTCAAATTATTATGGAGTGGAGAAACAATATACGAAATAAATACTACCAAGCAGTAGGACTTCCACAGATAGTTTTTGGAAGTGCAGGAGCAACAGAAAGCGGGGGTAAGATTGAATACTTAGCTCACGAACAAGTGTTTGAACACGACCAGAAAGAAATAGAAGAACAGATTTGGCAGCAACTGCAATTAAGAATTAACTTATACCCACCAGCAACATTACAACAAGAACTACAACAGGATAACGCAAAAGATGGGCCTAACCAACAGACTGGATTTCAACCAAGCGACACAACCGCAGGAGTAGGTAGATAATGCCGAAAGATAAGAAAAGAGAGAAACCAACAGAAGCAGACTTGCAAGCAACAAGAGATAAAAACACTTATCAGATTGGAGATAAGAAATTATCAAAAGAGGAGTATAATACTGCTAAGGGAGCATTAGGGTTTGATAGTGGAACTGGTGGAAAGAATACAAATGCTGTTAAAGATGTGGTTGCCTCGCAAGCAACAGCAGAAGAAAATAGACGAGCAGGATTAACAGAAAAAGATGTAATTGCAAATAAATCATTACTTGCCGAAAGAGAATTATTAGCTCAACAGATTGCAACACTCCCACCAAGTTCAGACGCAAAAAGTAAGACTTTTATAGACGAACAGGGAAATGTAAGAGAAGCCCAAGCGGGCGCTGTTGTAGGACTTGATAACTTAATTAAGCCAAACAACCAAGCAGACGCTCAAATAAGACAAAACCAAGCAGCAGGAGAACTTGGACAAGCGTTAGTTGTTGGAGCTGCAACAACCGCAGCAGTTGCAAGCGCCTTAGCAGTCGGGCCAAGTTTAGCATCACTTTCAGCAGGGACAGGCGGATTATTAAAAGCAAGTGCAAGCGTGTTAGGTGTTGGTGGGGTAGGCACATTAATAACAAGCGGAAAAAGGCAAATTGTTAAAGACGCTAATAAGAATGTCAATGGGGCAATAGCAGGAATTAGTGCAACTATAAGCGATTTAAACGCAGGTTTGATTTCTCCTAAACAAGCTATGGAACAATATGCCTTAGCATTAGACATTATTTATACCAATGAGAGAGTTTTGAAAAGATTATCTTCTGGCCCTTTAAACCTTTTAACTGGGGCAAGTGATGAGTTATTAACGATTGAACAATATAGGCGGTTTAGTGAGGGAGCAGACAGGGAAGCATTAAGGCAAGCTATACTTCTACCAGACCCAAACAAAATAATACTTGATACTCCAGAGGTGCAACAATGAAAGACAACTGGGTTTTAATATTCCTTATAAACTTCTTGTGGGGGGCTGCAATAGCATCAGCATTTTTCGCTATTCTTTTTATGATATGGTAAAAGCAAAAAAAAAACACTCTGGATTATCGGAACGTTCAACTCTCTGCTCTATGCCCTCTCTGTGTTCGCCGGTGCCTTTGCAGCTGGAGAGTTTAACGCTAAAGTTCTGGGTCTGGCTATTAGTGCCTTTCTTGGCTCGTTTTGCATACAGATGAGGATATTCATTGAAAAACACTATGGAAATATTTAAATACTTTAATAATTTAATTAAAACATGGAAGAAGACAAAAAAGAAAGTAAAGAAGTTCAAAGCGAAACTCTTGCGCTTGTTGAGAAAGCTAACCTTGCTGCTGACAGAATAGAAAGAAATATTGCAACAGCAAACGAGATAGCTACACGTTGGGAGAACGTAATGGCTAAGGCTGCACTTGGTGGAAAGACCACAGTAGGCGGGGAACCAATGACAGAAAAGCAAAGGATAGAAGCAGAGAGTGAGGCGAGAGTTAAAAAGCTCTTCGGATAACAATGCATATCTATGGATTTATTAGAGGTAAGCAAGCACAAGTTGAAGATTTGAAATGCTTACTCCAAGGACAGATGTTTAACATGCCTCAAAAGGATTTGCAAGGCAATCCAATGAAAAGGGCTGTTCAAGGAGTATGGCGACCTATTGAATTTGGAGAGTATATAATTCCAAAAGAAGCTTACCCAGAAGTTTATTATAACATGGGTTTGCAAGACGCAGAAGCATGGGAAAATTCTTTTAAGAAAAAAATGGAAATGGAAATATTCAGGAAAGCATTAGGTGCAAAGAAATTAATTAAACCAGCATTAACCGACGAGGAAAAAGGAAACTTGCCTTACAGATTGATGAGAGTTAATAACGCTTACTTCCATCCGATTGGAATTAAGGAAGATAGAGAATTAACTTTTAAACAAATGGTGGTTGATGAAGTTGGGATTACTCACGAAGCTCTTTAAAAATGTGCGAGAATTGGTTGTTTTTTACTTTACTTTATATTTGCTCGGCCATGTCTATGGGTATAATTCTGGCATTTCTGGGCCTAATTCTCAAATTCCACCAACTCCGTAAAGAAAGAAAGATTTAAATATTCGGTTAACCGTATAACTCGTAATGGCTAACGCATCAGTACCTACAATTGTTGAGGCTACTGGCGAGAATGGACAGCCAAGAACACGTTCTTACACTATAACAGCTGCTGACATTGCAAAAGGTTATGTTCTAACATTAAGTGACCCAAGAACTGCTGCTAAGGTTTCTGATACTAACACATTAGCAGGTTATGCTTTTGCTGGTATTGCATTAGCAGAAACAACATCTGCAAGCGGAGTGACAAGAATTGCGGCCGCTGTTGGAGATTGTGTAATAGAGGGAACTTGTTCAGGTTCTGTAACTATTGGTAGATTGGTTAAATCTGTTGGTGGTAACTATTTTGCCGAAGCATTAAGCACTGACATATATTCAGGTGCAATTGCAGGTAGAGCATTAGAAACAGGTTCAGCAGATGAAAGAATTAACATTGCGTTAGGAGAGATTGTTTAATGACATTTGATACTATTGGAGAAGCAGACCTTAGGGGTGTTATGTATGATAGCGATGTTAAGAACATTGCAATGCGTTTATTCAAATTCAAGCAAGCTGTAACAGAAGACAGTACAAGCGTATTCAACAATTACTTTTATAGAGAAGTTGAAGGAGTTCTAAGCGACCCATCAGGAAACGCTTCTTCTAAGATACCAAGAGGAGCAGCTTACCCAAGAGTAAGTGCAAGCTGGGAACAGATTAACACCGTTATTGGCAAGTATGGTTGTGAAGAGTTTGTTTTCATGGAAGATATAAGATTTAACAATATTGACGTAATGACAAGAACAATGGCTAAGATAGCTGAAAGAGTTGCTAAGTCTGTTGATACTGAAATATGGAATGGATTAACAGAAAATAGAAGCCCAACCAATATACAGACAGTTACTATTGCTGCTAACTATGAATGGACAACTGCAAGCGCTGCAATAATTGATGACTTGGAACAAGCTGAGCAGTTAATCGCTGAGTATGACCATCCAACTGACAACTTAATGGTATTCATTAACCCTGCTCAAAAGAGATACATCGTTAAGTTCTTGTATGATAAAGGAGCTCAAGCACCTCAGACATCAGAAAGAATGATTAATGGAAGTGGAGTTATTGGTAAGCTTGGAAACAAGACATTTATAGTAAGTAATGAAGTTACCGCCTCATACGCTTTAATGGTAGTGCCTAAGTTATGTGGAACTTGGAAAGTAGGATTACCTTTAACAACTTGGACTAAGAACGACGCAGGTAAGGGAGACTTAGTTAGAGCTGCTGAAATTGGAACATTCCAGTTACACGCTCCTAAGGCATGTGTCTTGATTACTAACACAGGTGCATAATTTTTTATAGTTTAATTACTTCTTTTTAACATGGCTACATTTGGTTACACTGGTGCTGATGGTGCATCAACAAGAACTTTTGAAGGAATAATAAGAGCAGGTTTATTCACTTGTTCTGAAAATGGAACTCCGACAAGTATAACAGCGAGATTATCACAGAATACAGCAGACAACCACGATTTTGAATTTGCCCTTTATAAAGCGTCTGATAATTCCCTTATTGCTGAAACCGTGCAGGGAAGTAAATCAACAACTACCGAAGAAGAGATAACTCTTGCTATTGATGGAAAGCCAACTAATTTGATTGCAGGAGAAGATTACTATATTTGTGTATGGGGGACTAGCGGACCCGGAGTAATTAGATTACAATACACTGCGTCTGTTGGAACGTCGGACAGGCAAACCATTGCTTATACTGGAACATGGCCAGACCCATTCGTTCCAGAAGGCACAGCAGGAGAAACAACCGATAGATATGATATTTATTGCACTTATACCCCGATTGTTGCAACAACTACTACACCATCAGGTTATTTGAAATCGCTTTTTAAGGAACGAAACCCAATGGAAGAGTTAAGAGAAAGCCATGCTCGTTTAAGGGGTTTAATATGAGTTGGAGAGCTTACGGTAGAGAGGGTATGTGGTGGGAAGGCGACTTCGGAGTTACAGGCGACGTTAAAATTAACGGTAACTTCTCCCTTAATGAAACAAGTAAATTTAAGAGAACAAGAACAGGGGCTTTATCTATTTCTGCGCCTGTGGATAGATGGGAGATTAACGTAGGAGAAGGGGATTTTTTTGCAGGCTTGTTTTCTGTTAAAGATGAGAATAACAACTTACTACAAAGTTTTATACATTTAGGAACGACAGCAGCCACGTCTTATTTTGAGGTTACAGGCGGTTTGAAGGTTGATAAAAAACTTATCTTGACAAGTGTAGCTAAGGGAACTGCAACTCTATCAGGTGGAACAGTCACGGTTAGCAATACAAATGTAGCCTCAACAGACAAGATTTTCTTATCAAGAAAGACATTAGGAACAAGTGCAGGACACCTAAGTTATACCATATCTAATGGTGTGAGCTTCACAATTACAAGCAGTGACGCCAGTGATGATGGACAGATTGATTGGATGCTTATAGGTAATTAATCGTCGATAAAAAGCTTATGAACAAAACATTTAAATAGTTTAATAATTTAATTAAATTATGAAAACAACGGTAAGTGTTGAAGTAGATACCTTAAACAGACTACATAAAATAAAGATAAGAACAAGGGCTAAGGACTTGGACCAAGTCGTTAGGTTCTTAATTAAGAATTTGAGGTTGAACCATGAAAAAAAGCATTAAGCCACAAATAAAAATATATGAAAATGAGAAGAAATTTAGATTAGTTAGAGAGATTAGATTAACAGAAAACCAATTAAGGTTGTGGATAGAAGAACTTGCTTTTGCTCATGGCTTATCATATGGGAGTGGAATAAAAGCACAAAATATGAATGATATTATAACGTTCTTTAAGGAGTTGGAAAAATGACAAACAAAGATGAAGAAATAGCAAAAGTGCTAATGATGAGAAACGACTTTATTGAGTTCTACAAAATAGGTTTCTTGGATGGATATAGGAAAGGAAAGAGACCTAAGAAAGTTAATGATAAGCAGTTATGGAAAGAGATAAGAAAGACTTATATTGCCTCAGCAGAAGAGAGATTTAAACAACCATTTACAAAGGAGATGAAGAAAGCGTTAAAATGAAGTTAGCAAAAGAAGGCTCTATTATAATAAGTTTTAATGATAAAAAAAAGAGTATAACCCTTGACGCAAACGATAGCAAAGGTAATCCTCTTTTATACATCCAGTCAATAGAAATTCTGCTAAGGATAACGCTTAAACTTATAAGATTAATAATAGAGGATAAAAAATGAACAGAAAAGAAAAGGGCATATTGATTGAGAGTGCAGATTGGGAGCATTCAGAGAAGACTGGAAATGATTACTTGAAAGTAAGGACTTCTATCGGTAACATGACTTGCTTTGACAAGGATGCTATACCTTATGTTTTACAAAGTGTGGGTAAGACTTGCGACTTAGAGTTAGCAATATCCAAGACTGGATATAAATCAATTACCAAGTGTTATGCTGTAGTATCTAATACCACAGACAAGCAGGCAGAGGTTTTACTCCAATCTCCCTCTCCTGCTTCTAACTCACGAGATGAAAGCACAATCAGACAAGTTGCTTTTAAAGGTGCGATTGAGTTGATATGTTATGAGAAATTCCATGCCCCAGATACAAAACTCCAAGATTTAATTAAAGAATTGGTGGATGACTTTGAGAGAATAATTCAGGGGGAAAACAATGACAGAACTTAAAACATTAAAGGATATAGCTTGGGAACTTGGAACAATCTCAGAAGACCATCTTGACCAGATAGATGATAAAATTGAAGTTTTATATAATTATAAAAATCAGATAAGACAAGAAGCTATCAAGTGGATAAAGGAAATGAAAAAGGCTGATAATCAATACTTTATGGACGAGTTTCTTTTTTATTCAAGAAAATCTAAAATTGATTGGATAAAACACTTCTTCAACATTACAGATGAGGATTTGAAATGACAAAAACATATAAGGAACTTGTGGAAAATAATCAGCTAATTAGGCCTCAAGGATACGAAAGAGAAAGTAGTGATTGCACTATAAGAGCATTCGCCTTAGTTTCCAATATCCCTTATGAAGAAGTCCACAAGGAATTTGAAAAGAAAGGAAGAAAGAGAGGCAGAGGGTTTCATATTGTAACTACTAAACTAAAGAATAAACGTAGCTTTAAATACAAAAGAGAAAAGATGGATATTAAAAAATTATGTAAACACTTTGGATTAGAATGCAAACAAATAGCAAGAAGTGGCACAGTTAATAGACTGATTAAGAAATATCCTATAGGGAATATTTATTGTGTGAAGAGAGGTCATTGCTTCGGAATTATCAACGGAAACGTAACAGATGGAACAAGCAAAGCTTCACTTCTCCATAATGCGTGGTTAATCAAACAAGAATTAGGAGAAAAAGAATGAAAATAAATTGTGAAGTTTGTAAGTGGGATTTTACATTTGTAGTTGAGATTACTTGGAACACCTAATACTTACACTCCTTGATTAGTCTTCTTTCTCAATTATCTCAAATTTAACCATATACTCTCCCTCGAAATGCTTACAATCATACCTCTCTTTACTGCTTTTAATATATCTTTTAGAACCTCGCTTTAATTGTAACAGCTTAATGATGTTAGTTGTTGGGTTTATGGCTACAAGGTCAAAATCTCCATGTGAGCCTGCACTCCTTACTACATAATAACCCTCTTTTCTTAATTGGTCTCTAATCTTATACTCAAATCTAATTCCTTTATTTACTCTGGTCATCTCTTTCCTTTGCTTTCTTAGCAAATGTGAATATGTTAAAGCCTTTATAGTTATCTGTGAAGAAACCCTCAGGCTTTTCCCAGTGGTCCATATACTCAATAAATTCAATATCGTTCATTGGTCGCCCTGCAAAGTCATGGAAAGCTGATTTTATGCTCTCAGCACGCTCTATTTCGAGCCTATTAAGCCTTTCTTTCTCGTTCTCTGTTTTTCTCTCCCATGCCTCTTTCCTTTCAAGCATGGACTTTAATCTATCAATCTCTTCCATTAATTGCCTCCAATTCGGCTTTATGTTTCTTTTGTAGCTCAATTAAGGCTATTCGCTTCTTAATCTCTTCTTTTGTCATTGTCTCTACATCCTTCATAGAGAAGTAGCTTCTTAATAATCTTTCAATTAGTCCAGAGGCATTCTCCTCAGTAGCCAGTCTGTCCATCACCTCACTGTCCAAGCAGATTGTTTTGTTTTTCTTCATTGTATTGTATTGTATTGTATTTCTATACTTAGTTAAGTTAAGTAAGTAAGTAATGTTTATATATTTATCGTTTTTTAGGTTTAGTCTACGCCTCCGTTCGCTTCGGCTCACTTCGGCGTCCCCCAGACGTAACGTTTTAACTATCAACTTTTAAAACTCCTCAGAGTTTTAAAGTAACCAAAGTTAAAGTATTTTGTGGTCCGCCAGTAGTAACTCTAAAGGAAACGGAGGCTTTCCACTGGAAATCAAGGTGCAGTGGAAATGCAGGTAAGAGGGGTTCATTTCCTATGGAACTCACCTTAAAAGGTTCGTTTAATAGCAATTAACCGTACTTTTACCGTCGATAAATGCATTAATGCGAACTTCTCCACTAGAAGCGTAGGTATAGACCTATGTTTCCTATGGAACTAATACACCTCTATTTCCTATGGAGCTATTCGCTTAACCGAATAACTAGGAAGTCGGCCCCCTTTGCGACCCTTATTATTAAGGGGGATTATAGGGGGATAGAACCCAGACAAATTT